AAGCCAAATTTTAGCGGTTACGCTGCTGGAGTTTATGACAAGGATATTGTATTCCCAAATGTAACTCCTTCCAATGTTGCGACTTCTGTATGGTACCAAGACTATCATGAATTCTATGTGAATGGAACTTTGGCAATGAATAATTTATCTGCATTATACAGATTTTTTACGACTGCTTTGGATTCTTATTCGATGAGTTATTCAACCAATTACCAAACGGAACCAACTTGGCAACACGCGATTTATGGATTTATTCATAATTACGATATTAGCAAAAAGTGTTTTACGCAAATCTTTTCAACTGCTAATCACGATATGCGAGTAATGGCATACACTTGGAATTTATGCGAGAATGCGCCTGGCGGTGGGTTGCAAGAAATAAGAAATACATTTATTCAGCAACCAATGAGAGCGGACCAGAATCCAGCTTTAAATCAATCGCTTGCGGTTTGGGCAATGGCTTACGCTGATGGCTTATATTGTTGGGCAGATGGTACAAACTTTGATGAGTTTAATACGTCAGATGCGAGTGGACAATTAGGGCGCGCGTCTTGGGATTGGGCTTACGTTGGTTATTGGCAAGTATTTCAAAACAAAGATATTGTTGAGGCAAATACGGCTTGGCTGGTTCCAGATTATGAGAAATCTGCTGGTTCTTGGACAACATCTACAGAAAATTATCCAGTAGTTTTATTTGCAAACAAAAGACCAATTTGTAGATATAAATTGAGTGCTGATGGAACAAAAGCGTTGGTAATTTGTACAAATCCATTCAATAATGGATACACGAAAGCAACGCATAAATTTAGGTTGCCAGCTAAATCCAATTATGAATTTACTATTGACACATGGGGAACTTACACAACGGTAGTCCGTTTAATCAACTTATAAAATGATAAAAAAAATAATTGAATTATTGATCTCCGAAGATCATTACAATAAATCGGAATTGATTGAAATCGCAAAAGGAAAAAATGAAATTCCAACAAGTTTTAAAAAAGGATTTACACAAATTAAAAGAATTGCAAAATGGCAAAAGATATAAATGTTGATTTGAATATTAATAGCAATGTTAATGCGTCAATTTCGGAATTAAAACGATTAAAACGACAATTAAAAGACACGGAAGTTGGTACCGATGCTTTTAAGAATTTATTTAATCAGATTGATGACTTAGAAGACAAAATCAAATCAGCAAAAAATACAAGTTCGGATTTTATTGATAGCTTGGAAATGGCTGGCGGTCCTTTGGGAATGCTTGGCGGTGCGATTAATAAAGCTAAGGTTGCAACTCAATCTTTTGGAGGTGCATTAAAAGCTACGGGAATTGGTTTGCTTGTTGCTTTGATTGGTGGATTGGTTGCTGCGTTTAATGATTCAGAAAAGGCCACAAAAAAACTACAACCTTTATTGATGGGGTTGGAAAGAATATTCAATGGGGTTTACGGAGCGGTCGAACCTTTGTTTAATATTTTGGTAGATTTAGCAATTTCAGCACTACCATTTGTTTCTCAAGCAATGCAGACCGTTTACGGTTCAGTTACTGCGGTAATTCAATCGCTTGGTAGTTTAGGTTCTGCGGTTGGTAAGTTGCTTACGGGGGATTTTGCTGGAGCGTGGGAATCTGCAAAAGCATCGGTAACAGATTTTTCTAAAAATTACGATGATTCAATAAAGAGGTTTACTGCTGGTACAAAAGATTTAACCAAAATTGAAAAAGAAGAGGCTGAAAAAAGAAGGTTAGCAAAAATTGAAGAACAGAAAAAAGAGTATGCGGAAATTGATGAATTAATCAAAAAGAATGATGAGTTATTAAAGAAATATGAGGAACAAAAATTAAAGGAATATGAGGATAGAATCCAAAAGATAAAAATAATTAGAACAGATGTAGATGTAGCAACAAAAGAAGAGCAAGATAAATTTAATAAAAATCAATTTGATTATTTAAATCGTAAATTAAATGAGGAGATTGAATTAGAAAAACAAAAATCGCAAGAAAAAGTAAACATTCAGCAAGCGGAACAAGATGCTAAAATAGCTATTCAAGAGGCATACGTTGGTAACATGATGCGATTAGGTCAAGGCTTAAGACAATTAGCTGGCGAAAACAAAGAACTTGCTATTGCTGGAATTATTTTAGAACAAGGTGCTGCGTTGGCAAACATTGCTATTAACACTCCAAAAAACTTTGTTAAAAATGGAGGTGTAACAAGTCCATTGGCTTGGGTTGGTTTGCTTGCTGATATTGCTGCGGGTGTTTCAGTTGTTAAGGCTGGAGCAAAAGGTATTCAAGATATTAATTCTGGAACTGCAACCGCACAACAAATGAGTTTTGGAAATCAGCAAATGGTTGGGGCATATTCAACAAGTCCACAATTTAATGTGGTTGGAACAAGTCCAATAAATCAAGCGGCACAATTAATGCAGAACCAACAACCAGTCAAAGCATACGTTGTATCTGGGGAAGTGTCAAGCGCACAATCATTGGATAGAAACAGAATCAGCTCTGCAACTTTGGGATAGTGAAAATATAACAAAATTTAAAATTAACGTTTAAGAGTTGTAATTAAATGTAGTTATGGATATAGGATTTATTTATATGTGGGAAAATACATTAAATTCTAAAAAATATATTGGAAGTCATAAAGGTAATATTACCGATAATTATATTGGAAGTGGTGTTTATTTTAAAAGGTCTTATAATAAAAACAAAGAATTTTTTAAAAGAACAATTTTATACATCGGTAAAAATTATAGACTTTATGAAGAAAAAATTTTAACTAAATTAAATGTTGCATACTCACAAGAATATTACAATTTAAAAAATCAAGCAATTGGAGGTTGGGACCATACTAATAATAATATTGAAATTATAAAAAAAAGAAATGAAAGCATTTCTAAATCAAAAAAAGGAAAATATTTTAGTTATTTAAAGTATGATAAAAATGGGATAAATAATCCTATGTATGGTAAAACACATTCAATAGATACATTAAAAAAAATAAGTGATAAAAGAAAATTAAATAATACACCAAGAGCAAATAAAAAAATTATTGAATATAATTCTAATTTAATATTTGATTCAATTACAGAATGTGCTTTATACCATAATGTAAAACAATCAACAATGTCATACTTAATTAAAAAAGAAATTATAATTCAAGGAAAATGTAAAGGTAAAAAATTTGGTTATGTATAAAATTATTGAATTAGTTATCGAGAATGACAATGATGGAATTGAGGCAATTTCGTTGGTAGAAAAGCCAGCGATTGAAAGCAATTTTATTACTTTAAAAAAAGAGTACGAAATGAATTTATCTGAGGTTGATTCGGATAAAAGAATTTTGATGGGACCAGCATTAATTCCCAATAAAATGATTTTCAGAAAAGAAGGCGATTCAAGTTTCAACATCTTTTTTTCAGAGCAAACGGTTGAGCAAGCAAGCCAAATGTATTTAAAAGCTGGCAATCAATCCAATTCAACTTTGCATCACAAGACAAAGTTATCTGATATGAGTTTGGTTGAATCTTGGATTATTACGAATCCAGAAATGGACAAATCAAAAGCATACGGATTTGATTTACCAAAGGGAACTTGGATGGTGTCAATGAAAGCTGATAACGATGAGGTTTGGCAAAAAGCAAAAAGCGGAGAGATAAAAGGATTTTCAATTGAGGGTTATTTTGCAGACAAGTTAAGTTTACAAATGTTACCAGAAATTAATGATGAAGATTTAGTTGAACACATTTTAAATATTTTAGAAGATGGCGAAGAATAGTTTTTCAAGTCCCAAAGGTGGCAAGCGTGGATGCTTATGTGCGGATGGTACTTATTCAGCACAATGTTGCGATGGCGAATTGATTTCGCAAGGTATAGGCGCATTGGTTAGTCAAGGCGTTTCTTCTGTTACAAATGTAAATGAAGAGAGAGTTGTTACAAACGTAAGTAATTAACAAAAATAAATATATGGAATACAAAAGCAAAAAAAATCGAGTTAAAGCAGCTTTGGGTTTTCAAGTTAATTTGGCTCAGATGAAGTTAGAAGATGG